TTCTGCTTTAGCTGGTCGTCCGGGCCTTAACGATGAGAAACGCGATGAGCTTATGTCTCGCGCGATTCTTACCAACGAAGGCAAAGTCGCGTTAGCCCAGGCAATGGCTAACCCGATTCGACGCAATTTAGATTACCAAGGAATTGCTCGTAGAGTTCTCGTTGTTGATCCGCTCCCCCAAGGCGCGAATCCTTCATACGAGCGTGATATTGACGTTTCTGCCACGGTTGTATCCTCAAACGGTACGGGTGCAGAAAGCCGCGTATTCGGTGACCGCGTTGTTGTTCCGACATTCGAGATTTTCTCAAATCCGACGGTTAGGATTTCAGAAGTTCGTCGTCGTCGGTTTAACGTTATTGACAGAGCGGTACAGAAGGCTCGTCAAGAAATCATGGCCCAGGAAGATGCGAACATCTTTGCTGCCCTTGATAACGCTTCCGGTGTCGAGAACACGGTACAGGACATTGCTGACGGTGGGTTGCTTAAGCGCGACCTCATCGAAATCAAGGTCCAGATTGATCGCTGGGACTTGGTAACGACTAAGTTCTTCATGAACATCAATGAGTTTACGGATATCCTTAACTGGGCGTCCGGTGGTGGTCAGGGCCCGACTGGTGGCGAAGTTGACCCGGTAACTCAGCGTGAAATTCTACAGACCGGTCTCTACGCTCATATCTGGGGCGCGGATATCATGGTCTCCAAAATCGTTCCTCCGGGCACGGTTTACGGGGCTGCCGATCCAGAATTCGTCGGTGTAATGCCGATTCGTCAGGATATTGAAGTTCTTCCTGCTGACGAGCCTAAGCAGTTAAAACTAGGATGGGTGGTATCAGAAGAAATTGGTATCGGTATCGTAAACCCTCGCGGCACGGCCAAGGGTAATAAAAGCATCGTTATCGGCTCTTAATTAGCCTAACGAGTGATTGAGAAATAAAGGTCGGACTTGTTCCGGCCTTTATTTTTTTATCTATGTAATATTTAGATATATTGTTACACACGTTATAGGATAAACAAATGTTAAACAAATATGCAATTGAACAAATAATCACATTATACAACCAGGGGCTATCATCGGCGGTTATCGGCAAAATGATTGGTAGTAAAGCGCAAACAGTTACCAAATATTTAAAAAATGCCGGAATTGAAATAAGAGGTCCAAAAAAAATATTAACGGAAGAAAACAAACAAGAAATATGCGAGTTATATAAGCAAGGAATGTCAATGCCTAAAATATCAGATAAATATAATGTATCTGGTATTAGAAGGATTCTTAAAAACAATGGGATTAAAATTCGTTCGGCAGAAGCCGCGCACCGTATTTACCCGATAAACGAAGATTTTTTCGATAGTATTGACTCTGAGGAAAAGGCTTATTTTCTTGGTTTTTTATATGCCGATGGTTGCAATCATAAAAGTGCAAATTTTGTTACTTTAGGTCTTGAGCAAACAGACAAAGAAATTTTGATTAAACTATCTAGATTAATTTACAAAGAAAACCCAGAACAACATGTAAAAACTCAAGATAGAACACATGAAGGAAAGGGAATAACGGCATATATAACGATTCACAGCAAGCATATTTGTGAGCAATTGGAGAAGCTAGGGTGTATGGAGCGCAAAACATTTAAAATTGAATATCCTGAATGGCTACCTAAAAATCTTAACAGGCATTTTATAAGAGGATATTTTGATGGTGACGGTAGTATAAACGTAAACTTAAAAAAAGGATATAGCAGCACGTTTAAAATAACATCAACATTACAATTTGTCAAAAAAATAGATGAAATTATAAGGGGCGATATTGATGTACACTTTTGTTTTTATAAAGCGAAAAACAGTAATGTATTTGATGTATCTACTTCTGGCAATAGACAAGTAGTAAAAATACTTAATTGGATGTATGAGGAATCCGAAATTTACTTACAAAGAAAATATAAAAAATACAATGGTCTTAAGTTAAAGAACGAGGAAACTGATAAATTAATAATAGCAGGTACACGAGGACATAGCAAAAAAATATTAAGTTGAAAAATTTACGTTATAAACTTTTTTAATCCAATCTAAAAATTCATCTACAGATCTATTTCTTTTGGCGTAATTGCAATGCCAACAGCAAGGAACAACATTTTCTAATGTATGAGTTTTATAGCTATCTATTCTATCTAATCCGTTATAAACAAAATCTCCTTGATCTTTGGCTTGTTGTGAAGATTTAGGATCGTCTTTATGGGTATTAGCCTTATTATTTGGAGGATCTCCGCAATAATGGCAATTTTTTTGAGTTAGTTCAAAAAAATCTTCAAAAGATAATCCGCCATCCCTATACCTGCGTCTCCAAACTCTTCTGGCTGAAGATATAGACGGGTGATATTTTATATTTTTTTTGTACATATTAGGGGCACGAGCGCTCATTTTTTCAAGATTAAGGCATCCGCAAGATTTAGTATGTTCATCTCGTAAGTGATCTAATTTCACAATAACTGTATTTTTGCAATCACACAAACAATTCCACTTAGATCTTTCACCAGGCTCAGTTGCGTCGGAAATAACTAATAGTCTTCCGAATTTTTGACCTACTAAATTTACTTTTTTCATTTGTTATTCCTGAACATATATATTGATTCAAATTTAGTAACGCCTGCTGTTTTATTTAAATGCCCGCGAATTGTACGTAATTGTACTTCTTCTATTATTGGACCGAATTTATCTTTTGCCATATCGACCATCCTTGGGAAATTCTTAACATTTAAACCAAACCATTTCCCCGGCTTTAGCATATATTTAACGTTTTCTAAGGTGTCATTCCAATAAGTGTTATAGAAGTAATCTTCACCATTATTATATGCCTGAGTAGAATCAGATGAATAGTGCTCTTGATTATAATATGGAGGAGAACTAAAACTAAAATCAATTGAGTTTTCGTCTAATCTAATGTGTTCTGATCCGCTATTAATAAGTGTTATATTTTTCAAACCAAAGAAATCAGCCATTGTTTGAACTTCTGGAGTAGTAAGAGGATCTGTTGCGATATATTTACGATTACAAGAAGCGGCTGCTAATAGTCTACCTCCGAAGCCGGCTGAATAATCGAACACAATATCTCCTTCATTAGAGTATTTCATATACATATATTTAGCTATATCCGGTTTAAACATAGATGTAGAGGCAACTAATCTCTGAGAACGAAAGCCCTGCACAATCATTCGGAAAGAGAGATTAAAAGCCTCATTTACGCCGGGCCCATTTTGATCATTTTCCAGCCAATCTAAACCTAATCTATTTGCTATTGTTTTCCTTAATTTTACATCATCATTAAATATTTCAGGGATAGTTTTGGTATTTTTATCCCTGGCATCATAAAATTTGTGACAAAAATGTTTACATAATTTTGTGCCCAGGCTGGAGTTATTAAATAAATCAATAGCCTCAAGGTTAGGTACAAAATCAACAATTCTTTTATATTCTTTATTTAAAACGGCATCTGAGTAGTCTGGATACATGAAGCTGTTTTGGCGCAAAAGATTAAATACCGGTTCAATTAGAGCTTCTCTTTCTGTTTTGTTTAAAGATTGTATATAATGTTTAGTTAGTTTTTTACCATTTATAGAGATAATTTCGTCGTATTTCATAAAGCCTTCCTTATCTTTTTTTCTATATATTTCTTAAGTTTTTCTTTGGAGTATTTAAATAGGCTATAGGGAGGTATTTTGATTAGTTTTATATTTAATTCACTACATTTAATTCTTTTAATTTCATCTCTATATTTTTGATATTCTAGTTTTTCTTGTGTGTTATTATATAAACTAACTACATAGTGTTGTTTGCCTTGTACCTCTATTGCTAATTTCAACTCTTTGTTATAAAAATCTAATTGTAGTGAGCGACCAGTTATAGGGTTTATTATCCAGATATAAAAAAGATTTCGTTTAAAATAATATTGCGGCAAAATTTCTTTTAATATTTCATTAACGATATTTTCTTGATTGTACGCATTAGCACATTTCGGACATCTACTTTTATTATTAATTCTTGAGCCAAAATCTTGTTCATATATTTTATGCTCTTCGTTGACTAAACATATAAATTTTTGCTTTTTGCTAGCAGGCAATCCAGCAACAACTAAAGAATAATCATCTTTATTTCCATGAATTTCTTTATCCCTATTAATCCATTCTTCTATTGATAAGTTTTTTCCAGAGCATTTTGGACACCTTTGTTTGCCACGAATTCTGTTATCAAACGATTGTTTATATATTTTGTGACCTGGGTTAATTAAACATATAAAATTTTGTTTTTCTAGACATGATAGTCCAGAAACGACCAAACAATAATCATCTTTGTCTTTATGAATTTCTTTATCTCTTTTAATCCACTCTTCTATTGATAAACCTTGTCCTGAACATTTTGGGCATCTTACTTTTTGATTGACTCTACAATTAAACGACTGTTCATACACTCCATGATTTTTGTTAACTAAGCATATGAACTTTTGTTTTGTCATACATAATAGACCGTTCACAACTAAAGAATAATCATCTTTATCTACATGAATCTCTTTGTCTCTTCTAATCCAATCTTCTATTGGTTTGGTTTTTGATTTTGCTTTTTTAATTTTCCCGCATTTAGGACACCTAACTTTATTTTTGTTATTAACTCTGCTATTAAAAGCCTGTTCGTACAATCCGTGTTTTTCGTCAACTAAACATATAAATTTTTCTTTTTCCATACATAATTTACCTACAATTAAGCAATAATCATCTTTATCTCCGTGTATTTCTTTGTCTCTTCTAATCCACTCTTCCTTAGTTAGTTTTCTCATATTATTTTACCGTCATAATAATTATATGTATAGCTAGGAAATTTAGTCTTGTAGTGTATTAACCCTTTTGTAGTCTGACCTAAATCAATTAGTGATATGTTATTTTCTAGACATTTTTTATAAAGCAAAACATCAGCATATTCAGACAGTCCGTAATATTTATGACATAGTGCTTTTCCTATAATATAAGTACAGCTTTCATTTACTTGTGGTGATGCTGTAGCAAAAGCAACTAGTTTATTTTGGTCATATAAAAACACATTAATACATTTTTCATGAAAGTTATTAGCATAGAAATAATAGTTTTTTCCAGAAAAATCCCTGAAATATTTTAACGCCATATTATTTGACCAATCTTCTATGAGATCTTTTACGTCTTGTATATTTCTAAAATTATCTTCTTCAACTAAATTATATTTTCCGGCTCTATTTAAGGCGTGTCTAATAGTTTTAAAATTATTACCTTTGAATTCTAATTTACTCATATCTATAATGACTGATGTGTTTTTTGAGCCAGATACTTTTGTTTGTTTTTTTAGGAACTGATAATTTTCCACCGACAAATAATGAAACCCTCTGTCGGTAAGTTTTGGAATATCTTCGGTTATTATAGTTTTGCTGGTACAGAAGTGTTTCTTTTTGCCTACTTCCCAGAAATAAATATCGTTTTCTTCTATAAGATTTTTGCTTTGTTTTCCAAGTAGGCACTTCCAGCTGTACTGATTAATATAAGACATTAACAAGTAGTGGGTAATCTTCGGGGCAAACACGACAAATAACTAAATTGAACTGCATTGCATATTTTACCATTTATCTGATGAGTAAAAATAACTTACCTCTAGATGGAAAAGCCTCTTTGTGCGAAAAAATAGCTCAGGACTATGAATCGTATATTGATTTGGGTATGACTTTGTGCCCGACTAACCCAACATATAAAATTATTGCCAGAGAAGAAAATCTTGGAATCAAATTAGAAGCACGTTTAGCCGCTTTTAAATCGTTTGATAGCCCAGCCCCAATCATAAAACAAGCATTTGATACCAGAAGAGTAAACCAAGAAACTGACAGAAACCCAAGACAAAATCTACAATATTGGCACAGAGCAGATGCGTTTATTGATAAAGAAGATGAAGGAAAACTTACAATATTTGCTAATTTGATGAGTATTTTAAATGATATAAAAACTGATTTTGGAACCCAGCCTGAATGGTTTGAGTCTTATTCTAGAATTTTATATGATAATGTTCATAGGATTTTGCGAATTAAACAAGCCGATTTAGATATATTTAAACCTCAGCTATCATATTTAGAACAGTTAGTTTTTGCGCGATATAGATTAAGCATGGAAGATTTATCTAAGTTTAGCAAAGAAGACATTCGCGCTAAATTACTAAGCAAAGATGAGGCATTGTTAAAGCGCGGAAATTATTTGAATGAAACTGGTATAACTAAAGGGTCTGCTGTTGAAAATAAAAATATAGTTATAGATGGAAGCAAGACAACGCAAGAATCATTAATACAAGCTTTATTTGGTGGGGGCGCAATTAGGAAAGACGGCGAAAAAAATGTTTCAAGAACTATAACAATCACAATATCTGACAATGTTTTAGATTAATCATGAGCGGTAATATAAAGATAATTACTGACGGTGGTGACGGCGGTGGGGGCGAAAGTCCAGCTCCAGTACCTCCAGAGCCAGGATCGCCATTTACCGTTGATATGTATGTTAATCATGAGGTATTGAGAGCGGATATAAACTCAATTCATGGGCGCGCAATATCTGGAGATGCCCCTACTGATGGCGAATCCCTTACTTGGAATGAGACGAATCAAGTGTGGGAGCCTGGACCTGGGGGTGGCGGAGGACCTGCTGGGCCCGCTGGATCTGTTGGACCTGCTGGATCTGTTGGACCTGCTGGACCTGCTGGACCTCAAGGCTCTCCAGGTGTTACAGGGGCTACAGGACCTCAAGGAGCGCAAGGTATTCAAGGAGTAACAGGAGCTACCGGACCTCAAGGCTCTCCAGGTGTTACAGGGGCTACTGGGCCTGATGGACCTCAAGGCTCTCCAGGTGTTACAGGGGCTACAGGACCTCAGGGGCCGGCCGGTGGTGGTGGTGGTGGTGGTGCAACATTAATTTATCACGATAATACATGGTCTCCGGTTGGGCTTTGGCAATTAAATGGAGATGTTTTAGATTCTTCAGGAAATAATTTTGGATTAACTTTAACTGGTGGATCTGGTTTTTTTATGGATATTGCTCCTAATTTTCGAGGATGGATAGGTGGTGTTGGCGGAGCACTAAAAAGAGTTCCTGCTACTCCTCTTTTAAATATTGTTAATGACATGACTATTGAATTAATAGTAAATGTGCCGGCTCCAATTGTCGGTGGCGCACCTAATTTTGGAATTGTATCGAGTTCAAATACTGGTGAAACAGCAAATGATAATTATTTATATTTGTTTTATCTTGCGGCTTATCCGGCAGAACTTGGACAATTTTGGGAATTTGGCAATGGCACAAACGTACAATTTGATTCTTTTTATAGTATTCCAATATGTGCCCCCACACATATAGCTTGTACTAGACATAATGCTAGTGGAGCGCCTAGTGGGGTCGCCACTCAAACTGTTAAATTTTATGTAAATGGAACGTTGAGGGCGACGGCGACTGGGTTACAACAGCCAAGTTATGGGTCTACACCTAGTCAGTTTTTTCAAATTGGTGGAGGTACCGTAAATAACGTCGCCAATACTCCTTTTCAGAATGGTATTGGTATGGCTAGCATTAAGATAGTTCCTACCGGATTAGATGCCGCAGCGATTATGGCAGAATATAAGCGTTGTTTTAGTCTTACGTAATAAATTGATATATCTAACACTAATAAAGGCAGCTTAAATGACAGTTGGTTATGATACATTCTTCGAGAGAAAAGTACACACTGTATTTGTTGTGAAGAATATAACTTTAGGGTTTCCTGAGCAAAAAACAGTAAGAGTTTTTCAAGCGCCCATAAGAGCCGGTGAAACCCGTGATTTAATGGGGCTGCCTTCTGTTTCCGAGGCCGACATAAGAAATGCACTTTTAAAAGGTGAGTTGGGATTAAAACTACGAAACCGTGAGCTTTTAGTTATTGAATCGAATATTGATTTGCTGCAATTTGATAATGAACAATTGGCATTTTTACAATCGGTAGGAGTTGTAGATGGTTTGCAAGTTTCTGGTGGAGGTGGGACATTAAATTTTGCGTTCAAACAAAATGTAGTTTTACTAGGAACTAAAAACGGATCAAATAGAAAATTCACAGTTCCGGCCCCAGATAAATTTATAAACGGGTCACTAGGATCAAATGAATTTAGAATACTAGTAAGGCATAATGGAAAGGGGCTTCTTCCAGGAATTGATTATACAATGTCAGAGTCTGGTGGCGCTGGAACTGGATTGGATACTATATCTATGATCACCTTTAAACCAGTTTCTGATAGCACATTAGTAGCAGATTACGTAGTTAAAGTGTAAATATTTTTGCATTAAGATATGGCGGACTTCCAACCAAATGCATTAAATCAAGCCTTAGATATAAAAGGAAGCGAAACTCATAATTCATCCATGAGCTTACCTGATGAGGCTCTTGGTCGCGGTGTGTGTGTTGGTCAATTTGGCACTACTGCATCTATTGTTGTTGGGGCAAATATTGTTGTTTCTGGTCTTGTTGGAATGAGCGCAGATAGCGTTGGGCGTTATTTGACAATAAGCGGAGCAACAAACGCCGGCAATAATGGATCTTTTTTTATTACGGATTTTAACAACGTAAATAGTGTAAATATATCCAATAGTTCCGCATCAACAGACCCAAATAATGGCGCTATTTCTTGGGCTGAGAGAAATCCATATAGTCTTGAAGATGATTTAAATTTTGAAAGAACAGACAGGCAGGCAATTAAGGGCGTGCCATATACAGACCCAATTCCTACTTATAAAAAAGTTACAGATGAGTCAACGTTTATTCCGGCTAACTTAGCTAATATTGCCGGAAAAACAACTGATGCAAAAGCGATTATTGTTAACAAAAGATTTGATGGGGTTGCGGTTTCTGCCGGCATAAACTTTGTAAAAATTACGGGAACTTTTCCATATGCAAACGCAGTAAATACTACAGGGATACCTATTAACGATGGATTTGATAGCGCAAATGCAGATGCCACATATGTAGGTATTATTGATAGCACTTCTGAATCTGCACTTTATGTTACCAGTGGCGCTCATGCAGGAGAAAGAATTTACGGACGAACTAGAAAGGGAGCGTCTGGTGTAGATGGGGTTTCTGTTGAAATAGAATTTAGATCGGTTGTAAAAAACGCAAACATTAGTACTTCTGTCGTTTATACCTGGGAAGGAACACAGCCAACATTATTACACTTATTTTATTCTTATCGTTATGGTGTTGATCAGGTCCCAGATACATCATTTAAAGACATTATTGTTGATGGCGTTATAGAAGAATCTAATAACGCGAATGTTAACTTTAATAGAATGTTATTATGGGAAGATGGTAGTTTAGTATATATAGGTGATGGCGATATATCGTTGAGAATATAATGAGTGATACTATAACAATTATATTATCGTTTATATATGCAAACGAAACTAATAGAATTAATGCTGCTGGTTTAGTTGCTGGTGATATTGGTAAATTTGCAAAACAATTTGATAATTCTACTTATTGGGAATTGTTAAATAATTCTCCTGTTACATGGGGAGCTTTGTCTTCAAATACAGTCAATGCTACAGATGTAACTTTTTCTGATATTACCGTTGGAGACCATACCGAATTAAGTCAGACTGTTGTTAGAATTCAAAATATTCCTGTATCAGCAGCAATCCCGGCTGATGGTTACGTTCTTGTATATGATGGAGTTGCTAATCAATGGAAACCGCAATTTGTTTCTACTTCTGGAGGATCTGGAGTTGGTCCTCAAGGTCCGCAAGGAAGTCCTGGTGTCACTGGCCCGCAAGGACCTCAGGGTAGTCCTGGAATAAATACTGCGTCTGGCAGTCAAGGGCCTCAGGGTTCACAAGGGCCTACAGGGCCTCAAGGACCTCAGGGTTCTCCAGGAGTTACTGGTAATACAGGTCCTCAAGGCTCTCAAGGACCGACAGGACCTCAGGGAAATACTGGACCACAAGGAAGTCAGGGGCCAACAGGACCTCAAGGACCTCAGGGCTCTCCAGGTGTTACTGGCAATACAGGGCCTCAAGGCTCTCAAGGACCGACAGGACCACAGGGACCAACGGGAACAATTGGGCCAACAGGAAACACAGGCCCTCAAGGAAGTCAGGGACCAACAGGGCCTCAAGGTAATCAAGGTTCTCCCGGAGTAACTGGACCTCAAGGTCCTCAAGGTTCTCCAGGTGTTACAGGTAATACTGGGCCACAAGGTTCTCAAGGACCAACAGGACCTTTAATCATCATCTAATAAAACAACATCAATACAGAACGTTTTAATTTTTTAGGGCAAAATTTATGGGTTTACATAGAAATAGTACCGGCAATGATAATCATATTATTTATGCCTATACGTACGCCTCAGCAGTAGCTAGAAATTCTGCCATTGGATTAGTTGCCTCTGATATTGGAAAAGTTGCCCGTCAAATAAATGATGGAACTTTTTGGATATTAGTTAGCAACTCTCCTCTTACGTGGTCGCAGATATCAATTTCTAATGCCGGAGTATCAAACGAAGATCTGTTGCTTGAGACAGATATACCGACTCCAAATAATACATATTCAAATGTTATTCTTGGCGGAAAAGTAACACAAGAAATATGGGTTAGAACATCAGATAGCTCAAATATTAAAACAATAGATTATATTTATGGTGGAACAAAAGTAGTTCAAGAAGTGAGGAAAATTTATTTTATAGATGGCATATCAATAACTGCGCAACTTACATTAAATTACGCATATAATGGAAGTGTTGTAAGCGGAATAACAGCAACAAGGGACATCTAATATGCCTGGAGTATTTTTATTATCACCGGGCCCTGTATTTGCAGATCCTAATAAGCAAGTAATTCATGCTAATGCTACTATTTCGTCTGATGGATATATGATTTTATCTGGATATGGAGTTAGTGAAGTTACATTATTTATCAATGTTCTAAATTCTCCAACTGGTGTTACTCCTGGGATCCAATTTACAATGCAAGAAGTAGATCCTGGTAACGAAATAACCGTAGTAGGATCTAGCATTAGTAGCTCTGTTATTACCGGGATAAGCATTCAAAAAATATCTCTTATATATGCTTTTGGCGGGTCTATTAAGATATCATGGGCTATTACTGGAACTGGTGGGCCTACTTTTACCGGCGTTTATTCTACATTAGTTGGCAAGGCTGGGACTATTTCATTGGTTGATAAATCTGGAAACGCCATAGACTCATCAAATCCTATGAACACACAAATGCCGGCAGTATCAAACTCTGTTGTTACAAGTGTTCCGTCTAGCGCTTCTAACTCTACATTATTGGTGGCAAATGCTAATCGTAAAGGAGCTGTGGTTTATAATAATTCTATATCTCCATTATTCATAAAATTTGGAGCTACGGCAAGCGTTAGTGATTTCACGGTATCAATTGCTGCCGGTGGGTATTTTGAATTTCCTCTTCCTATTTATTCCGGCATTGTTGACTGCATTTGGTCAGTTGCTAATGGTGCCGCGAAAGTTACGGAGACAAGTTAATGCCTTTATTTAATCCTCCTGGCGTAACCGGAGCAACTGGACCTCAGGGTGCTCAAGGATCTCCTGGTATGACTGGGCCTCAAGGCTCTCCTGGAGTTACCGGACCTCAAGGACCTACTGGGACAATTGGCGCTACTGGTCCTTTTGGTAATCCTGCTAATTTTGGACAGCTTAGTATTAATGCCTCCAATACTGTAACGCTTACTACCGCTGGAACATTTTATCTGATTAATATTTGGGATACTGAGGGTGCAAATATTGACGGTGGGTCTACAACTGCTAATTCAGGTGTCACGCCAAGTATTGCCAACAGTAATTTAGTGATTAATTCCGCAGGCTGGTATAAATTAGTTTTTAGTGCGTCAATATTAATTAACTCAGGAAATCCAAGATTAACATTTGCCGTATATATTAACGGTGTTCAACATTCAAATGCAACGGCCTTAGTAGATCCGGGGCCTTCTTCTGTTGCAGAAGTTACAATTCCAGATCTTAATTTTTTCAATGCTAATGATGTAATAGATATTAAAGTTTCATGTGATACAAGCTCTAAAGTATTAACTATTTTAAAGTCAACATTTACCGTGTTTACAATTGGAGCTACGGCAACTGGTGCGACAGGGCCTCAAGGTCCTCAAGGCTCTCCAGGAGTTACAGGCTCTCCAGGGGTTACAGGTCCTCAAGGCTCTCAAGGTCCGACAGGACCTCAAGGTATTCAAGGTTCTCCAGGTGTAACTGGAAACACAGGTCCTCAAGGTTCTCAAGGACCGACAGGACCTCAAGGTGCTCAAGGCTCTCCAGGTGTAACTGGTAATACAGGTCCTCAGGGCTCTCAAGGACCGACAGGACCTCAAGGTCCTCAAGGTTCCCCAGGTGTTACAGGTAATACAGGACCTCAAGGTTCTCAAGGACCGACAGGGCCTCAAGGGCCGCAAGGCTCTCCAGGTGTTACAGGAAACACAGGACCTCAAGGTTCTCAGGGACTAACAGGACCTCAGGGAAATCAAGGTTCGCCTGGAGTAACTGGCCCCACAGGTCCACAAGGCCCTCAGGGCTCTCCGGGTGTAACTGGTAATACTGGACCTCAGGGTTCTCAAGGGCCGACAGGACCTCAAGGACCTCAAGGCTCTCCAGGTGTTACAGGTAATACAGGACCTCAAGGTTCTCAGGGACCGACAGGACCTCAAGGACCTCAAGGCTCTCCAGGAGTTACAGGCAATACTGGCCCTCAAGGTTCTCAAGGGCCAACGGGCCAAAGAGGAGCAACAGGTAATACAGGGCCTCAAGGTAGCCAAGGACCAACAGGACCTCAAGGGCCGCAAGGCTCTCCAGGAGTTACTGGTAATACTGGGCCTCAAGGATCACAAGGACCGACAGGACCTCAGGGACCTCAAGGTTCTCCAGGTGTGACTGGCAATACAGGACCTCAAGGCTCTCAAGGACCGACAGGACCTCAAGGGCCTCAAGGTTCTCCAGGAGTTACAGGACCTCAAGGACCTCAAGGTTCTCCAGGTGTGACTGGTAATACAGGACCTCAAGGTTCTCAAGGGCCGACAGGACCTCAAGGACCGCAAGGTTCTCCAGGGGTTACAGGTAA